CATCGATCTCCTTGCTGATGATCACCAGCCGGTCGCGCACGATGTCCTGCATCCCGCCCGTGCCCTCATGCTCCATGCCGAACTCGTAGCGCTTCGACTGCGCCTCCAGCGCAGCGGTGATCGCGTCCACCTTCTCGGCCGAGAGCGTCGCGGCGATCGCGTTATCCATGTCCTCGATGGACTGGATGAAGGCGTCCATCTCCGCAGCCATCTCCTTGTCACTGAACCACTCGGTGTCGCTGATGCCGAACGAACCGAACGCGCTGCTGCCCTGATAGCGCGTCGGGTTGAGCGAACCGGCCGAGCCGCCGAAGACGCCCGTCCTCATGGCCGGCCCGTCCTGCATCGCGTTGTAGATCGCCGAACCGATGGCCGCCACCGCGCCCACGATGGGCAGCGCCGTGCCGAGCGTGCCGAGCATCGTGCCGAGTGAACCCATCATCGACGGCGTGCCGAGCACGTTGCCCATGAGGCCGGCACCGAAGCTGCCACCGATCATCGAACCGAGAGAGGAAGCGCCGCTCGCCCACAAGCCGCCGAGGCCAGAAGCCGCGCTGCCCAGCAGACCACCACCGACCTGACCGGGCGCGCCCGTCATGTAGCCGGCGAACTGCAGAACGATGGGCTTCGCGAAGGCCGTGTAGAGATAGTCGACGAGGATGCGCTTGAACGAGTTGCGCATCGACTCCATCAGGCCCTTCCACCCGCCGTCTGTCGTTTCGAACAGCGCATCGAAGGCTGCGCGGCCGGCGTCCTCGATGCCCTGATAGAAGCCGCCCCACTGCTTGTTCCACTTCTCCAGCGAGTCGCGCTGGATGGCCTCACGCTGATCAGCCTCCCACACGGCGAGCTGCACGCGCGCGTCCGCGTCCATCTTGTCGAGCCGGGCGATCTCGGCCATCATCTCCCTGTAGGTCGATGTGTCGAGAGTCGGCGCGCCCTTGTTCGCGTACGGGTTGGACATCAGCGATATCTTCAACTCGTCCGACTTCTTCGCCGTGTCGCCCAGCGCCTTCGCGAGACCGTTTGCGTCCGTCGTCGTCTTCTTCATGACGGCGGCCGTCTGATTCATCGGGTTGAGCATCGCGCCGATGCGGTTGCCCAGGCCCTCATACGCAGCCGCCACACCAGCGAGTCCGTCCTCCCACACGGCCGACGCAGCAGCGAACTCGCCGATCTTCATGAGAGCGAGGGCCTTGCCCGCTGCCGCAGCCACCTTGACGATGATCATCAGCGTGGTGATGAGCGTGTCCAGCGCAAGCACGACGCCCTTGACCGCGTTGGCGAAGAACTCGACGATGGTGGCGAACGAGCTGGCCTCACCACTCGCGGTGGTGAACGCCTTCGCAAGCTCGCTGAGATAAGGAAGGAACTGCTTGGCGATCGTGCCCGCGACCGACTTCGCCTGATAGCCCATCAGGGTCATCTGGTCATTGAACGCGGTGGAGAGCGGCGACAGGTCCTTCATCTGCTTGCCGTACGCCGCCATCGCGTCCTTGGTCTCGTTGGACATGTTGGCCATGTCGTTGAACAGCGGGATCAGCTCGGCCCCCTGTTTCCCGAACTGAGCCATCGCCACCGCGCTCTTGATCGGTCCGTCCTCCAGCTTGGCGATCGCCAGCGCGGTCTCGTTGAAGAGTGCCTCGCTCGACTTGAGGTTGCCGGCCGCGTCCCGCACGGACACGCCCAGCTCCTTGAAGATGCGCGCGGCCTTGCTGCCGCTGTCGCCGGCCGCCTCAGCCACCTGCTTGTTAAACGCGTTGAAGCCCATGCCCAGTTGTTGAACGCTCGCGCCCGCCAAGTCAGCCGCGATGCTCATGCCGCCCAGCCACTCGACGCTCGCGCCGGTCTTCGCGGCAAGCTTGCCCATCTCGTCTGCCGCGTCGGACACCTCCTTCGCGAGAGCCGTGAACTGACCGACACCGAACGCGGCGACCAGCCCGGCCGCCGCGCCCTTCATCACGTTGCCTATCTTGTCGCCCATCGACTTGAACTGCTTGTCGATCTTGTCGGCGAACGCCTGGGCCTCATGCTCGGCCTTGGTGAGACCGCTCACCCACTGCGAGGTGCCGAGCAGGAGATCGACAGTAAGACGACCGAGAGACCCTGATGCCATGGCTATTGCTCCTGCAGAGTCAAGCGACGAACGGTCACGCTGCCGGCGAGCCGGGTGGCGAGGTTGTCAGCGAGCGAGACCACGGCCTCGACGCGATCCTGCATACGACGAACGATGGGCATGAAGTCGATGGGCTTCGCGTCCTTGTTGCCACCGATGGCTCGAGCCACCGTCATCGCCACGACGCCGGCACGAAGATCAGCGCGCACGTCGCCGAACGGCTCATCCTCGTAGTAGTCACGCCAGCTCGCGTATTCAGACAGCGACATCGAGTCCAGCTCCTCCAGCGTCTTGCCGAGCGCCAGTGCCAGCTTATGCCGGAACCGACGCTCAGCGGTCAGGCGTTTCCCGCGTCGCCCTCCTGCGCGAGCGCGTTGATGCGGTTGCCCTCGGCCAGCAGCTCGGCCGCGATGGGCAGCGGGATGTTGAGCAGCGCGGTCACGTCGGCATCGTTGTCGAGTGAGAACATGCGCACGCCCTCGGCATCGCCGATGAAGTGCGACAGCAGGCGCGCGGTCTGCGGCACCTTGGGCTTCACCGGCTCGGCAGCCGCGCCCTTTGCGGACGCGGTGACGGCAGCGGCCTCAGCCGCACGATTCGCGGCTTGCATCTCGTCCAGCTCGCCCAGCGTGAGGCGACGCAGGTAGACGACACCCAGCTCCTTCGACGTGAACTCGACAGGCTTGGCGCTGCACTGGATGATCCGGGCTTTCAGGTCGTTCATGGTGGTTTCCTTTTTATGGTTGCGATGGTGAAACGCGGGCGGCGCTCATCACGCCGCCCGCTGCTGCTACTACGGGCCGGCCGGTGCCGCCATCTCGACGATGGTGAGCGGGCCGCTGATCTTGAGCGAAGCGTTGCCGGTCCAGGCCGAGTCCACGCCGCCCGAGAAGGACGAGCTGCGCACGAACGCGGAGAAGTAGATGGCGTACTTCTTGCCGGCCTTGTCCTCCGTCGTCTCGATCTTGAACTGGCGCGTCGGGGTCTGACCCGCCTCGGCCTGCATCAGCTGCTGCATGAACGGATCGCTGGGCACCCAGTTGTAATCGATGTCGAGGGTGCCGGTGTCGGCGAGGCCGCCCATGAACTCCTTCTTCTCGCTGCACAGCGTGGTGATGTCGATCTCGGTCGCGCTGCCGCCCGCGACGTTGATCGTCTTCACCTCGCAGCCCGTGGCCCACTCGACCACGGTGGCCTCACCCGTGGTGCCGGCGGCCGCGTAACCCGTGGTGTCGAGGTCCACGGTGAAGGAGGTCGCGGTGGACACGGTGACGACGGCGGCCTGCCCTTCGATCTCGGGCATCCCGGCGATGGCACCGAAGACGACGAGATCGCCGACCTTGGGCTGACCGTCCGAGGTGACGACGGCCTGCGCGGCCTTCGTGACGGCGGTGATGTCGAGAGGCGTGCCGGTGTTGGGCAGCTTCTCGATGTAGAGGCGCGAACCTTGCGCGTTGATGGCGTTCGAACGACGGGCCATAGCAGTCTCCTTGTGTCTCAGTTGAGGGGTTGCAACGGTTCCGTGTGATCGCGCCGCCCGTTGCCGACGAGCGCTTTCATTCTTGCTCCCAGATCGAATACTGCAGGATGCGCCGATACACGCGCGCATCCATGTCGTAGTCTTCCATCTCCAGCGTGAGGATGTTCTCCAGCGGGAAGTCGGTCATGCCCTCCACCACCAGCTCGCGCAGCGCCATGCAGTCGGCGTACTCGCGGCCCCACAGATTCAGCACTACCGTGTTGTCGACGAGCCGGCCGGTGCCGCACAGCGTGTTCACTGGCGCAGCCATCGACACCTGATAGACGACGCTCGGGTACTCGATGGTCTGCGGGCCAACAGCCGCATGGACCTTGGCCGGCGCGACGAGCTGCGACAGGTGCGAGTAGAGATGACGCTCGATCTCACGCATCTCACCTCCTCCTGCGCTGCGCGCGATCTGCGGCAGCAAGCACGGCCTTCACGGCCTGATCATAGATCGACGCCTGCAGCTGCCCCTGGAGCTGCTTGTACGCCGGCCCGAGGAAGGGCCGCGCCGGCACCATCGTGCCCGAGCGCGAGCGATAGCCGAACTCGTGAAACCACCAGTAGTACGGGTTGTCGCCGGTCTTCCTCTGCTTGCGCGTGTTGTACCGGACGCCGACGCCGTAGCCAGCCTCGTTGGCCCGCTTGTAGGTGACGCGCGCGATGTTGCGCAGCGTCGCGCCCGTATGCTCGTGGAACTGCCGGCGCGCGTTGTCCTTCGCGAGCGCAAGCAGGAGACGCGAGGCGCTGCGAGTCGCCGAGAGCGCGACGGTCTCGACCTCCTTGCGACTCCTCAGCTGGTCGAAGGACTGCCGCAGCTCGGTGATGCCGCGAATCCTCGCCTCGGTGCGATCGATGCCCATCAGCGTCCGTCCCTCTGCGCAAGGGTCACGCGACACATGCACTCGACGAGGCGATTCGCCGCATCGATCATGACGGTGACGATGGAAAACACAGCGCCCGAGTCCACATCGACGAAGCGCCACTGCGCAGTCGGGACGAAGGTCGGGTCCCAGGCCGTGGTGATGCGGCAGTCCACGGCGTCCTTCAACACGGCAGCCTGCATGAACTCGCGGCCGGACAGCGGCTCACGCCATCCCCACACGCGCCGCTCCTCCCACGAGCCGACGACCTCGGCACCGTTCGCGTCCTTCGTGACGACAGGCCGCCCGAGAGCGAACAGCTCGCGAGCGTTGCCGGCTTGACGCGCGCGCTTCATGCGACGAGGCTGACGCGGTGCGGCGCGAGCAACGACTCGACAGCCGGGTTGATGGCGATGATCGTGCCGACGCTCGCGGCCTCACGCTGGGCATAGAGGTCGCCGAGGATCAGGTAGACGGCGGTGAGAAGATCGGCGTTCGCTTCGTCCTCGTCCAGACCGGCGATGTCGTAGGACACCTCAAGCGTGTCGTCGTACGAGAGACCGGCCATCGCCGAGCCGTGAACGAGTAGCACGTTGGCCTGCGTCGGCGTGAAGCCCACGCTGAACTCGCCAGCCAGAAGCTCGCGGCCGCCCGGCAGCTTGACCGTGCACGCCTTCACGGGCGAGAGCGGAAACATGACGCCCTGCCAGTAGAGCAGCGACCTCACGGGCACGCGCCACACCACGCCCTCACGCGCATGAAGGCCCAGGCCCGTGTACTGCTCGACACGAGCGACGGCCGCGCGCAGGTAGCCGGTGATCAGCGCATCCTCGTGATCGTGCAGCACACGCAGGTGAGCCTTCGCGCCCTCAAGAGAGAAGACCGTATCCGGGATCATGCGATGCCTCCGAGGAACTGCAGCGCTTGTTCGAAGGTGAAGCCGTGCTGCTGGGCGATCGTGGTGATCGTGTCCTCAGCAGACTGAGCCAGCGCAGGCTCGCCCTTCGCGTACGCGTAGAAGGTGCCCACGCCCACGGAATCGGCGGTGACGCCAGCGGCCTTGAGGTCACGCAGCAGCAGCTCCTTTGGCGTCGGCGGCGCGGGCGCGGGCTGCGGTGGTGCGGGATGCTCGACGGAATCGACGACCAGCTGCGCACCACCCGGCTCGTAGCGCGCGACGATGTAAGCGCCCTGAGTGATCCAGGTCGTGAGCGCAGAGACCTTGACCGGGTTGCCGCTCGACGCGTTCACCATGAGGCCGTGATGCGTGAGATTCGGCTGCGCCGCCTGCACCCACACA